GACGTTGATCGTGCGAACAACTTCACGGTTGATTTCCGAAAGGATTTCAGCCGAAAGAATGTTTGCAAGTTCTGTCTCAGCGTCAAGACCGTGAATTGCCTTCAGATCCTGTGCGAGTTCGAGTGAGTATTCTGCCTTCAGAGCGCGTGAGCGAGCTGTAACAGTTACCTTCTCGATTGAGAATGCCATTTCTGGAATCGAAACAGATGAGTTGCCCCATGCTTCTGCGTATGAAGTGTTAACACCACGTACGTAGTTGTATGAGTTTGACTCAGCGTTGTTAGCTGTTGTAGGAACAGTACCAACGTGACGGAAACCAGGAAGGTTAACAGTTGTGTTACCTTCTGGGTTTGCCGAGAAGCCAGTGTTTGATTCGTTGTAGAATGCTTCGTCGCCACCCTGAGTTGAGTAACGAGCGCGCATTGCGAAGATCAGGCCAGTTGGACCTGTCATTGGCTGAACGCCGCAGATGTCATAAGCAACGAGGTTTGGCATCGCACGACGAACCAGTGAGATAAGCACTGGGTCAAATGTGTCGATAGCCGAGCCGGTTACGTTGTTTGGTGTTTCTGCAAGAAGGTTCTGTGAACCGAAAGCAGCGGTTGACTCACGAAGAGCAGACTCAGTGTTCTCAAGAATCTGAGCTGTTACTGCACGACGGTGCGAGTCCTTGATTGGGTTGAGGTCAGCATGTTCAAGAACAGGCTGCCACTTGTTTTGTAGTTCCTCAGCTAGCATTTAATCCCTCCTTAATGGATTATTTTATTATACTATTTATAAATTACTTTTTTGCGGATCTAGCAATTGCAGAAACATACTTCTGCATGCCCTGATCAACCGAAACAGTTGCTTCTTCGGTAAGTGATTCTACCGAGTCAGATACAGTTTCTTCGACCACGATCTCTGTTGACTTCGTCTTCTTCTCGGTGAAGTAGTTTTCCTTAACTAGTTCGACCTTACGACGATACGAGCTTGCGTCAACAAATTCTAGACCCTCAGCGAGAGTGCGGAGTTTTTCAACTTGCGTGGCAGCAAGACCCTCTGCTACTTCGTCAAAGATAGCTTCCATTTCTGCTTCTTCAACTAGCTTCTTGAGTTCGATCTTCTCATCGATTTCCTCATTCAGCTGACCTTCCAGTTCAGCAACGCGAGCTTCAAGAGCCTCAACCACGTCAACCTTTTCTTCTGGAACTTCTACGAAGTGCTCAGCGAATAGACCCTTAACACCTTCGATAAACTTGTCTGCAGCTTCGACCTTCATTGAAGATTCGATAGCGAGCTTGTTTTCTTCAAACCACTGCTCTGCTACGTAGTCGAGGTAGCTGTCAATCTTTGTAGCAAGACCTTCTTCGATCTGACCAGCAGCTTCTTCGAGCTTGGTTTCAAATTCTTCTTCCAGGCGAGCAGCTTCAATACCAACGCGGGCATTAACAGCAGCTTCGAACAGAGTCGATGCCTTTTCCTTGAAGTCTTCTGAAAGTTCGTCGCCAGCAAACATCTCTTCGATGTCTTCCTTCATCGCACCCTTAGCTGCGATAGAAGCCTTATTTGCTGCTGACTTGTCAACTGCACCAGGTGTCTTGTTCTTGCCGTACTGGCTTAGAACTTCCTGGAACTTGTTGATTTCTTCCTTCGACATACCGCCCATTGCAGCAACAACCGAAGCCATAAGCTCGGTCTTGCCCACATCGCCTGCAACCGAGCCAGCGCCTGGCTTCAGTGTATCAGCGGCAGCTGTTTCGTCGAGATTTTCGTTCTCAACGATTTCAGTTGATTCTTTAATTGCCATTCTCTGACTCCTTTTAGATATAATCTTATCTAGTCAAGTATTTATATACTTACGATTTTGATAGTGTTTTAATGAAATTCTCAAAAATACTCAGCTTTTTAGTCTCCAGATCGCGCGAACGAACTGCCTGCTCGACTAAACCTTTTGTACGTTGAGCAATGAGCATGTTGTTTTCCCAGATCCACTCAACGCCTTCCATGATACCATTTACGAAGGCATCGGGAGCGGAAGGATCTGCAACAATATCTGCTGCAGTAGCAAGATGGAAGTCATCCTGCACTTCATTAACACCCTCTCTGTTCAGCTTTAGTGAGCCCATGCCGCGCGTCGAAACGCCGAGCTGGCCACCTGACTCGATAATGCCACGAGCAATGTTGCCCATTGGAGTGTCTGTAATCTTTGCACGACCGATGAAGTTGGATCCGTCCTGCTTAAGCGATTCGATGATGTGTGAGATGCGGTCGAGATTGATCTGAGGACCATCTGGGTGACCTAGCTCACCGAACGCACGTCCCTTCGAAACGAACTGCTCATTGTATCTGTTGACTTCTCTTTCGAGAACGTGCTTTGGATACACACGGCCGTTGCGGTTCTTAATTTCCGATTGAAGGAATACACCTTCAATGTACATAGTCTTCTTTCCGCTTTCCTTGGTTTCGGTTACGTACTTGATCGACTCATTGAGTTCGGTAATTAGCTTCATCGGTTAGTCCTTAGTTCTGCTGATATTCTGAAACAAAGTTACCAGCCTTTTGTAGCTCAAACGTGATAAAGCTATTAGCTGAGCCGATAAGATTGACAACTACGTTAGCAGCAGGATACAAGTTGATTGGCATACCCGTACCAGCATATTCGTGTTGACCAGTAGAGTCGTACACAGCTACAAGGTTAGCGCCACGAAGAATCTGAATGTGTCCGTTGCCATCACAGCCCCACACGGCCTGTGTAATGTAAGCACCTGTTAGTACTTCGTTACCAACTGCTACACACACGCTTGTGCCGTTGACGTTGGTTGTAGATGAGTTACCAGCTACAACGATAGGACCGCTGTTTGAAGAGGCAACGTGTACAACCAGCGAGGTGTTCTTTTTGTTTGATGTGATTACTGCTGGCATCAGGCACCTCTATTTTCAATTGCAAAGGCGATCATCTTTTCGAGACCGTCTTCTGTTTGACACGCTGCAACGAACTTCGACTGGTTTTCTTCATTAAGACGATCGAATGCTGCCTTTAGAATGTCTTGGGTCAGAGATGGAAGACCGCCGATTGCGCCGTCGAAATCCTCAGCTACCTTCTTAGCTGTAGCTGTTGCAATGGCCATCTTTTTCGCCATTGGCATACGTGGATTCTCGCGCTTGATAGCCTTAGCTACTTCTTCGCGCTTCTTCATCTCTGCAGGTGTCAGCTTCTTCTCTTCCAGCTCAACATCTTCATGCATCTTATACTCACCAGTGCGAGCAAGTTGATCGTGAATGTTGCTAAGCTGGTTCGCAATGTGCTCCATCGAGCCAGTGTGACCCCAATGTGGTCCCTTACGACCCTTGTGATCTTTGTGAGACGCAGCTTCTGCTGCATGAGTCTTCAGATGCTGAGAGATTGACTTCATCAACGCCTTAGCGTGCTGGTGGTGATGGTCGAAGCGAGCCGCAGCATCCATAGCTTCGTACACCTTCTCATCTTCGCCAGGCTCGTAGCCCTTGCGTGAGGTCTTACGCTCAACTTTTTCAACGTTAGACGCCTTGAACACGTCATCTTTGTTGCCAGCGCGGTCAGGAAGAACCTGCACAATGTGCTTGTCAACAAACTTCTGTTCGTCGGGAGACTTTACCTTACGGTAACCTGTTTGTTCAATAAATTGATTAAGCGTCTTCATCCGAATCGTCCTCTAAGTCTAAATCTAAATCTTGTAGGTCTTCGAGGTCCAGATCTTCGTCATCGAGATCCAATAGCTCGAACTCATCATCTGAATCGCTGTCATCATTGTCGGTATCGTCAGCATCAACATCTAGATCATCATCGTCGAGATCCAGTTCTTCCTCTGGCGATGCCTGGAAAGCAGCCTGAGTGAATTGATCCTGGAAGTCGGCTAGTCTATCGGCTAGCTTAGCACGCATGATCGAATCGAAAGCCTGAGCAACCTGCAAAGGCTGCTGTGAAGCGCTGAGCCCAACAATGTCATTTACTGTATAATCAACCATTTTTTTGCTCCAATTTTAATTATTTATCTTCCTTGAGGTTGCGTCTGCGCAGCTTGCTCTTCATCACCTTGCTGGATGACACCTGACTTGATTTCATCGGCGATCTGCTTGTCGATCTCCTTGATTTCTTCTTCAGTCTGGCGTAGAACGTTTTTACGGATCCACTCGTTGGAGTAATACTTACCAACGTAGTCATCTAGGTCTCTAACCATCTGCGCACGGTCTCTAAGGATTTCAGTTTCCTTGAGCTCTGCAAAGTAGTTATCGATTGCATAGTCATAACGAATAGAGCGAGCGAAGTCTGGCCACTCTTCCAAGGTTACAACGCCCTTAAGGATAAGCTG